CGCTCAATTCTCTGCCGGAGCCCACCGAAGCCCAGAAGCATGCCGGGAACTACAAGAAGCCCGTGGTGAATGTGCAAGGGCTGAATATCGCCATTGAGACCCCGGAAGGCGCCACCCGCAAGGGAACCGATAAAGACGGCAAGCCGTGGGAAGTGACGCTGGAGCATCCCTATGGTTATATCAAGAAAAGCAAAGCTGCCGATGGAGAACAGGTGGATGCCTATATCGGCCCCAACCCGCAATCCCAGAAAGTATGGGTGGTGGATCAGGTCCATGCGGATACGCAGAAGTACGACGAAGCAAAAGGCCTTGTAGGATTTGACAGCCAGGAACAGGCATTGGAGGCCTACCGCAAAGGCTTTTCGGATGGGAAGGGTGACCAGCGCATCGGCGCGGTGACCGAGATGACCATTCCTGAGTTCAAGCAGTGGGTAAAAAAGGGTAACACGACAAAGCCATTAGGAACCCTCCCCAAGGCCGCAAGGAAGAAAGGCACCCCCACCCAGTCCCTCCTCGACTTCGTTGCCCAGCGGGGTGGTATTGAGGATGTGGGGGGGGATTTGAAAGCGATGAACGCCGAGCGCTGGCACCGCGGGAAAGTGGGCAGGAAGAAACTCCTGCGGGAGTCTACCGCTAAACAGCGGGACATAATGGGCACCCAGGAAAACCCCTATCATCCGGATGACGTAGCGCGTGCGGCATGGGAAGCGGGATATTTCCCTGAGTTCCAGGAGCGACCCACCCCCAATGACCTGTATGATGCCATCGGTCAGGAACTGGCGGGCAAGCCACGCTATAAGACCGATGACATGCAGGAGCGCATGGAAAAGACCCCGGTAAGGGATAAAGCGGCAGAACAGGACCGCATGGAGCGCCACTATCTGGCGATGGCGGATGAGTACGATATTCCCACCGAAGGCCGTGACTTGGATGATATCATCTATGATGTGACCGAGCGCGAAGCCATCATGGCGGAGGTGGACGGCGCAGAGGAGAAGGCTGCCGAGGCGCGGGCGGATATGCTGGCGCGCATGGAGGAAATCCTCCCGGAACTCTACGCTGAAATAGAAGATGCTGGATTAATCACCCCTGAGGAGGTAATATCAAGAAATGACACCGGAACAGAAACTCCTGCGGGACCAGCAACGCCACGAGATGATCGTGAAGTACGCCAAGCTGCAAAAGAAGGACAGTCAGGAGCAGAAGAAAGCGAGCCTGTTCGCCAAGATGCAGCGCGCGATAACCCGGATGCAGATGAAGTCTCTCAAACGCAAGATGAAGAAGACGGACAAAAGGTAATCCCCGGCGCTGAGCGTATCTCTGACAAGGAGATGGCGCAGCGGCAGACCGAGAAGCCCTTGAGGGCAAGCAAGCCGCAGGCAGAGCCGGATGAGGGGTTGTTTGATACGGAGAGCAGGAAGCAAACGGAGTTATTTGAAGGAGGAAAGAATGCAAAAGCCAAAGACACGCAAGGTGCCGACTCCGCCCGGATGGGGACAGAAACCGATCCTCGATATAGCCGAAGCGGATATGAGTCCGGAAGCCCTGCAATACCCGAGTCCTCCGGGAACACCAACTTGGGAGGAGCATATTATGGCACTTCGAAAATCTCGCGCGAAGAAAATGTAGGAGGAAAAGATGGACAGCAGAACAAAGAAGCTAATGGAAGAACAGGATCGGCTACACCCACGAGTAAAGGGCCCATGGCCAGGTTTCAGCGAATCGAAGACGGGTCCGTACCCGCTACCGGCATCTTCGCGCCGGAAGATGGGTCTTCCACCGGAGGGATCCGGGTCTATAGGGATCGTGATACCGTCCTTGAAGCAAAAAAATCAGGACAATTAAACCCCCCAGCAGATCGCATTGGCCGTTGCTATGAACTTGCGGGCGATGCTGCGACCGAGAAAAATGGGGACTTCCTCTTAGGCGTTGTACTTGACCCCAAGGGTAGGAAGATATGGCACTCAGTCGCTGAGTTTACTGAGGGTGGGCAGACTTTCATCTACGATCCAGTCATGAATGCCGCTTTTGGGAAAGAGGCATGGAACACTATTTCTCCCGGATGGATTGAAGTCCACCGCATGTCTCCTAAGCAAGTGGATAAGTGGGGAGCAAAATATCGTCAGTATCCAAATCCACAAGGGATGTATCTCCCCACCGCTTCCAAAGTTACGGAAGACAATATACCTACGGCCACGGATTTTACACAGGATGAAGATCCCTATTACCAGCGCAATCGTCGTGAGGAAGACGCTACCAAGGAAAACACCATCCCGCTTGGCAATGGCCTGCGCGCGCGGCTCAATAAGCCCTTTACCGAGAAACAGACCGAAGCGGCGTTGAAGATTCAGGACCTGATCCTGCAGATGGCGCCCAAGGCGAAGGTACGCTGGGCCAATCAGCTCTATGGGGAAAACACCGACGGGACGCTTTCCCCCACCAATGGCGCGTATCTCTCCAAGATCATCCATATGGCGATGGACGCCACCAATCAGATCGGCACGGCGCGGCATGAGGTGATCCACGCCCTGCGGCAGATGGGCTTCATCAATGAACAGGAATGGCAGACCATCTCCGCCCTGGCGAAGAAGGAAGACTGGATCAAAAAACACCGCATCCGTGAGATTTACGCCAAGGATAAGGCGACCCTGAATAACCCGGAGGCGCTGTTAGAGGAAGCCATCGCCGAGCACTTCGCCACCTGGCGCACCAACCGGAAGCTATTTACCAGCCTACCGGATGCCGTGCGTAAGTTCTTCCACCGGATGGACCTGCTGCTGCGCCGGGTTCGCACCGCGGCCCGTCAGCTATTTGGAGCCAAGTTCGATGCCAATGACATCTTCACCCAGATCGAGCGAGGAGAGATTGGCAAGCGCACCCCGACGGGAGAAATCAGCCGGCCGGTGAGTTTCCAATCCCCCCTCATCCTCAAACCCTTCTACAGTGCCCTGCAAAAGGGGGTAGGAGAGAGCAAACAGCCCAAGGCCACCCCTGACCAGTGGAAGGGGATACTGCGTAACCTCCCAGGCGTGAAAGCCGAGGAACTGGAATGGAGCGCGGTGAATGAATGGCTGGACTCCCAGACCGGCCCCGTGACCAAACAAGCCCTACAGGACTATCTGCAGGCCGAGGGGAGTGTGGATATTCAGGAGGTGGTGAAGAAAGATCCGTCTATAGAACAGTCCATGGAAGATGATTTTATGGGAAGAGGGCCGAGGGTCGGCTCAACCAAATTTTCCCAATACCAACTCCCCGGCGGAGAGAACTACCGCGAGTTGCTGCTGACGCTGCCACAATCTGATGGATTGAGTTACCAAGAAAGAAAAGAGCTGGAATCACTTAAAAAAGAGGGAAAGCCGTATGAACTATCCCCCGAAAAGATGAAGCGTTATAATGAACTGTCTGGGAAAAATTTATCCGAGGACAAGCGTCCATCTACCTTCCGCTCCTCCCACTACGACGAACCCAACATCCTTGCCCATATCCGCTTCAACGAGCGCACGGATGCGGAAGGGAATAGGGTGCTGTTTATTGAGGAGGTTCAATCTGACTGGCACCAGGCCGGGAGGAAGAAGGGATATAGGAAGAATGAGGATAAGGATGCCTTAAGCGCCAGATTCCACGAATTGACCAATGAACGCTCTAAAGTATCCGACTCTCTTAAGGATGTCGTGGGACAGCATGGATACCTTGGCTTTGATAACGCACGGGATGCAATATACGCAGTTGGTAAAGAAGGTATAGAGCCTTGGGCAGATGGACTAAACAACGAAGAATTATCAGTTGCCAATAAATACCACGAATTAAGCACAGAGATACGCGACATAACCAACCGTATTTCCGATCAGGATTTACTGCCACCCGCGGCTCCATTCTCAAAAACATGGCATGAGCTGGCCCTTAAACGGATGCTAAGATACGCTTCTGAAAACGGATTTGATAAATTAGCCTGGACAACTGGAACGCAACAAGCAGAAAGATACGACCTCTCCAAGCAGGTAAATAAAATCGCCGTGCCCATGATTAATGAGGATAGCCGCTCTGTCCGAATAGATCCCGTGAGCGGGACATCGTTCAAGCTTATGGTCAGCAACGATGGAACCGTGGATGGCGCTTATTCCGCCGCACAGTTCAGCGGTAAAAAGCTGGATGAGGTTGTCGGCAAGGAGATGGCAGAAAAGATCATGGCGCTGGATGCCCCTGCCGATTTCAGCGGCGTTGACCTCAAAGTAGGCGGCGAAGGCATGAAGGGCTTCTACGACCAGATCATGCCCTCCTTCCTGAATAAATACGCCAAGAAGTGGGGGGCGAAGGTTGGGAAGACTGGGCTGGATACTGGCGAGTTTAAGGTAAACAAAGACAGCTATGAGCAGGCGCCTTACCGCCTGGAGCGGAAGAACTCTCCCGACATTCTCTCCCGCCACAAAACCGCACAAGAGGCATGGGATGAAGCGGAGCGGCTAGGGACGCAGATGGTAAATTCCCTAGACATAACCCCCTCCATGAAGGAAAGCGTATTGGCGGGGCAGCCGCTGTTCCAGCGCCGCGAGGAAACGCCCAAGCAGAAGGGGTTTGTAAAACAATGGCAGGAAGAGGAAGCGGCCATTAAGAAGGCCAAGGAGCAGTCCCCCAAGAAAAAACTCAGTAACATGCGCTTGCTCGGCGAGGAATTGCTTCGCTCCACGGACGGAGTTTTGAGCACCATACAGAAGAAGTTTAAGAGTGAAGCGGTGCAAAAGATCCGCGATATGCTCTGGCACCAGGCCGGGGAAGATCGTGGGATTGGGCCGACCTATACCAGCGCGGTGGAGCGCCGGACCAATTCTACGCTTAATCGGCTGGCCCGCATCGTGGGGAACCTGGATGAGGAACAGAGCAAGAGGGTGGTGCGGCTTCTGCAGCGGCCGATGTGGCTTGAGCGCAACAAAAACACCCTGCTCGGTAAGGAAGCCCTGAAGATAAAAGAAATACTGGATGAGAACCGCCAGTATCTGATAGATGCCGGCTTTGATGTGGGAGAGGTGGAAGGGTATTTCCCCCGCCTGTACCGGTATGACCATATCAGCGCCAACCAGGCGGACTTCCTGAAGCGTGCGGCACAGGCCTACAGATTGACCTACGGCGACGAAATCACCGCAGAGGAAGCCAAAGGGATGGCCGAGGCGTGGCTTGCCAACGCCCTGCTGAATGCCGATGGGATACGGGTGGGCAATGACGACCTTGCCTTAAACTACATCTCCCAGACGGCACCCGCGCCCAAGAATACCAAACCCCGGACCCTCTCGAAAGAAGCCGATAACCTGATGCGGCCATTCCTGGAGCAGGATCCCTATGTGGCGATATCGGGGTTGATCCAGCGCTCTACGAAGATGGCGGAATTCAATAAGCGGTTTGGGAATTACACAGATAAGGAATGGAAGGCCAAATTAGAAAAAGACGGCAAGGATGAAGCCGAGATAAAGCGGATCATGAAGAATGGCACGCAGCCCAGCCACTGGGCGGATCTGAAAGATCAGATGATCGAGGAGGGGGTAGAGGGGGAAGCTCTCACCGCCGTCGTGCAGGCCATCCAGCATGTGACCAATACCATGACGGATAAAGTTAGTGAGCGCCGCAAGCAGTTGGGGGATGTGCTGCGGCTTTATACCTATCTGCGCTTCCTCGATCGCACGGTGTTGTACCAGCCGCAGGAAATGATGAATGCCGCCATCCGCTCCGGGGATATCATGGATGGGCTGTATCAACTGACGGATTCGGTGAAGGCGCTGTTTAAGACCAAGAGCATCCAGGAGGCCATAGAGATCAGTGAAGACTTCCTGGGCGCCACTGGAGAGGCTGCAAACGACATGCTGATGCAGGGTAGGTGGGGTGGTGCCTTTGAAGGAAAGATCAATCAGATCATAGCCCAGAAGTGGTTTAAAGCGACTGGGTTGACCCAGATCACCACCGCCAACCAGATTGCTGCGGTACGGGGCGCCCAGCGCTTCCTGAACCGGAAGACCAAGAGTATCCTGGGGAAGGATTCCAGACAGCGTTCCTCAAAGTTCCTGCTGCGGGAATTGGGCATTCCGAAGGGAAAGGAAGAGGCCTTCTCCGAATGGCTGCAGAATCAGGATAAGAATAACAAGGAGATGAGCGAACTCTATTACGAGGCGATTGACCGCTTCATGCGCGGGGTGATCCTGCGGCCTTCGCGTGCCGAGCGGCAGGTGTACACCTCGATGCCGGGGGGGGAATTGTTCTACAAGCTGCAGAGCTATACCATGTCATTCGCCAAGAACGTGCTGATCCGCTCCGGGAAGATGGCGCTGGAAGGCACTAAGGGTGGCAAAGACTACACGCTGCAGGACCGGCTGACCTTTATGGCGCCCGCGGCGATGATGCTGGCGATGGCTGCTGTTGCGACGGCGATGTGGGAATTGAGGGATGAGGTGCTTTACCCGCGCCCGGATGCGCGCGAGCTGGAGCCTTGGGAAAAGGGCATGAAATGGGCTTCGGCCTCTGGTGCCTTTGGGGGGATTGACCCCTACCTGAATATCTTCCTCGGCCTACGCTTTGAAAAAGACCCAGCGGCGGCGCTGGCGGGACCAGCTTTGGGGGAAATTGCCACTGGGCTGAGGGACACTTACCGTTACCTGCTGGACAACAGTAAGGACACGCCGACCGCCGACCGGAACTTCTACAAATTCGTCTATAACAATATCATCAAGACCGGCGGCGGATATGCCACCACCCGCCTGCCATTGCCCAATTACCTGCGCTTTGCCATAATCCAGATGCTGAGTCACCCGGAGACGAAGGAAGCCTTCATCACCCCACTCGGGGGAAAACCGCAGAAACAAAAACGTGGCCGCTATTAACCCAAGGAGATTATCATGACTCAAACCTACTCCAACCTGGAGAATGTAGATGCTTCCACCGCTACGGTGGACGGAGCTTCCTATAACCTACTGTATAGCAACGCCGGGGGGAAATATACCCTTACCAATACGTCCGATGGTGCTGCCTATGCCGATACGCTGATCTCTTCGGCGCAGCTGCTGGCACTTAATTCCGCGCCCCAGACCATCGTGCCGGCGCCGGGCGCGGGGAAGTTCCTGCTGTTTAAGCAGGCGTTCTTCTATATGCCCTATAACAGCATTGCCTATGTGGCCGATGCCAGTGATGATTTGAATATCCGTTATACCAACGGCACGGGACAGGCGGTGGCCTTTATCGAGGCGACGGGCTTCCTGACGGCCACCGCGACCCAGTACCGCTTTGCGAACCCGGCCACAGCAGCGGCCAGCGTGTCCACTCATGGTGCCCCGGTCGAGAACTCCCCGCTGGTGCTCTTTATGGCCAACAGCGAAATTACTACGGGCAATAGCCCCCTGTACGTCCGGACCTTCTATTCCGTAGTCACTATAGCCGATCTTGTATAAGGATGATCTCCATGCCCTCCCAATTGCACAACACCCTCCAGCGCCGCGCGGAAGATTTGAATAACAACTGGCATCTGGATAAGCGCATCCCGCTGGCGCTGATCATTACCGCCATCCTTCAGATAGGCACCTTTGTCTGGTGGGCGGCGAAGACTGATTCCAATGTGAGTTCCATCGGGGACCGTGTGAAGCTATTGGAGGGGCAGGAACTGAAGCGAAATGATCTGATCGGCCGCGTCATCAGCGTAGAGGTACAGGTCAGTGGAATTAACGATAGCCTGAAGCGCATTGAACGCAACATGGATATGCTGGTTGACATGCGGCAGAAAGAAAGAAAATAGGAGTTATTATGGATCACCCTACGTTATGGCAAAGGATTAAGATGGATATCCGGGAACGATTTCTTACCTTTGAGAGTTTGAATGGCTGGATGGTGTTCATACCCTGGGGGGCCGGGTTTCTCTATTTTGCCAATTGTGACCTTGTGTTCCGTTTCTTCCCCACCTCCAGTTGTTCCCTGGCGGATGGGTATGCCTATGCCTTTAACAGCGTGGGGATTGTGCTTGTCGTGTGGGGGCTGCGCAAGGGTCTCGTGAATCGCGTGAAGCAAGCCGCTGCCGTAGCGGAGATGGTGGAGAAACGAGCCGCGGTCAATGAGGTTTTAGAGAATGAAAAGATCCTGCCGGTGACCATCAACCTGAAGGAAGTCTGATATGTGGCTTCCCCTTGGGCTTGGCGCGCTGGCGGCCTTTGCGCTCTCATTCCTGATCCATACAATAGATGTGAGCCGAATAGAGAAAGACTGGGAGGCCAGATTGGAAGCCCAGAAGATAGCCCAGATCGCCGCCTGTGAGGCCGATAAACAGATCACCAAAGAGGTTGACCATGACCAGAACCGCAAGATCAATGCTCTTAATAAGCGCCTTGCTGATGCTCGTCGGCTGTACGCCGATCAGTGTGTGCCCATCGCTACCCACCCCTCCGGCCTCGATCATGGATCCCCCGCAGGAGCCCAGCCTGCTGGAAAGGATGGAGTCCCTGCTGAAGCCCTTCTGGACCTCGCGGCCGAGGGAGAGCGGTACCGCCTCACCTTAATCTCCTGCCAGGACTTTGTGCGGAGAATATCTGACAGGTAGGACATATGCGTATTACCATTCTTTTGGCCTTAGGAGTGATGTTAGCGGGGTGGGGCTGGTACGACAGCCCAAAACCCGTTATCACTCCCCCACCCGTGTTTCTGGCTAAATGCGAGACATCGGACCATGGGCTGGCCTTTATAGAAAAAGAAGAAGGCTACGTTCCTTTTGTCTACAAAGATGTGGGAGGACTCCCTACCATCGGCTTTGGGCACCTAATCCTACCGGGAGAGAAGTTCAAACAACCCCTCCTTCCCCCCGATGCCAGGAAGCTGCTGGAGAAGGATGCGGGCAAGATTAATGCCTCCATGAACAGGTGCATCAAGGTGAAGCTGCGGCCGAACCATTGTGACAGCCTTGGCTCCCTGGCCTTCAATATCGGCCCCGGCGCCGTCTGCGGTTCTACCCTGCTGAAACTCGCCAACCAGAGCCGCCATGCGGAAGTACCTCCCCAATTTCTCCGCTGGAACAAAGCCAGGATTAATGGCAAGCTCACCGCAGTCACCGGCCTGACCAAGCGCCGGCAGGCAGAAGCCGACCTTTATGGGAGTGTACCATGAACCGCTGCTATCTTCTCACTGCGCTGTTTCTGTTTATCCTTGGCACCAGCCTATCGGGCTGCGAAGGCTACCACCGCGATGCGTGGAGTGAGCATTACAATACCGTGGACCTGATTTACGACAACACCAAGCCACTGGGGAAGTAGAAGATCAGTCCCACACTATCCGGTTATGGGTGAGAGGTGGCCTCCCCATTCTGCTCAGCAACCAATCCCTGCGTCCCCGACGTAGTACGCTGCCAAAGTGATAGAGCTTCATCCACAAAGACTCTGCTTCTAAAACCGCCCGGTAGAATCTGGCCAGAGCTTCCGACTCCATCTCCCATTGCTGGGTAAACGTCATGGAACAGACCTCTCATAGAGCGGTTCGGTTTGTCCGAAAGACCCAGATATCCAAGATCTTTTATTGATCTCCAGAAATGTGCCAGCCAGCACGAGAAGCAGTAGTGCAAGCCACCATAAAAATCTATCCATCCTGCAACTGGCCTTTCTCTAAGATTGTAAAGTTTTGAGGGGATTATTGTAAAGTCTCAGCCTCTGGCTGCCGTCAAGCCTGCATACGGGGCTTTCCGTTGGTTATTCAATCTCTCGGTCGTCTCACTCGGCATTACCTCCCCTCAATAGGTTTGTATAAATCCCCTGTGAACAATTATACAAAGTCGCGGATTTGTATATCGATTACGATCACCTCCTCGCCATGATAGCGCAGGCAATTGCCAGAAGTATCAGGTTGGTACAAATCCACAGACACTTGAATAGATAAATATCATCAGGCGTCATTGGATTCCCCTTCGTCTTTTGGTTTCCCTAAGATGAAATCATCGATCTTCCTAGTTTTTGGGTCCCATGTGGTTAACTGAAGAGCCTCTTCTGGTGGCGTTGGCACTCTCCATTCTTTATTGCCGCTTTCAATAAAGACAACACCATTTCCAGCTTTCCCATGCACCTCCTCAATCAACCGCGCGACAGTGGCGAGGGCTTTGATTCCCTCACTGACAGCGTTGCCAAGCCCCTCCATATGAATGTCCCCGTGGTATGGATTCTTTGAGGCATTTAGCAGTTCATTGCAGTTACGTGCGTGAATGCGCTTCAAAGCCCCCTCAATCTCCCTCAGCGCGTCTACCCTATTTTCTGGTGAATTTTTCTTCATAATCCTTGCCTCCGAAATACTGTTTCCCATCCTTGCCAAAGCACCACACGTTCGATACCTCGCGTAGATCAGGCGGGTCTATCCCTTCCTTCACGCACACCTTTTCCCTGCGCCTGTGCGCCCTATTGGCGTGGCGCTTATCCTTCTTCTCGCTATCACACATGGAATTGCCACCCACCGGGGTTTTCTTTCTGGACTTTCCCATTATAAAATCCCCCTCTCCTTTAATTCCTGCAATGCGGCTTTCTGAAAGTGCGCCATAAGTTTAAGCTCTGCTTGCGTATCTTCTGGCGCATCTGGATTTACATTAGGATCACCTATTGTTATTGACCATCTGAAATATTGCTTCACGAGCGGCAAAATAGCCTCCGCCATAATATCCACCATCTCCTCATCCGTCAACATGATGCGCCCCGCCCCTGTTTCTTGTGCGCCGCTATGGTTTTCTGATCCCCGCTCGCCGCGGCCATCCGTCATTAGGGGTTTGGCGTTTACGGCATTTACGATTAGGTTAGCTCTCTCATTAGCCATCTTTTTGCTTTCACCCTCATTAAGTCCTTTTTCACTATATGCTTGTGCGTAAGCAGCAGAAAATCCATCGTCATCGCCCTGCATAATCATGCCGGGGTAATGCGGATTTACCCTTAATGGCAACTTATCACCCTTCGCGTTGCTGGTCATTGTTTTATCCTTTGCAGTGCAGCGATTAGATTGTGAAGATCGGGAAATATTGCAGTGCGCCCGCCTAGGGTTATTTTAACTCCGTAATGCCCGTGTGGTTCGGCAATCAAGCGGAGAGATTCTAAGTGGCAGGCAGACTTGAATCCGGTACTGTCACCGCACGCATCCGCCTCATCTTTTATAAAAGCCACTTCCGGGTTATAGCCCTGTATTTCTATCTTATGTCCGCCCATCTCACCACACCTTCCGCAGCATCCGCGCTGGCCATGTCCATTGACGATTGAGATCATCTAATAGGCATAACGCCTCAAACTCATTTTCCCATATAATATGGTACAGGATCCCCAAAGCTACAAACGGCGTTCCGGTTACTGTTATTAAGAACCACACCGGCAACGCCACCATCACGCACAGCAGGCGCAATCCTATCTTTAATACATTCATACAAATCTCCATACATACAGCCCCAGTGTAAAACCTATTGGAAATCCAATAAACGCCGCCAGCATATTCCTATCTATGGTTTCATTCCATCTGGGATTGCGAATCCATATGTAGAAATTCGTAGCATGATAAACGATTGTGCTTAGTGGTATAGGGAGGAGTAACGACTTATTTGTTAGAAAATCCTGATCTGCAAGTCCTAGCCACCACGGAAGTCTAAAGCAGCGTATCCTTTCGTATGGTATCCACCCAATATTGTGCTTCCGCAGCCATTCCAGCAGGCGCAGGGTTATTTTGAGGGCTTTCACGATATATCCGCAATGCGCTTGATGGCTTCAATCACAGCCTCATACTGCAATTTTGACGTAGGGCGATCACCAGCCGCTAGCCGCTCATTCACTATTTTATCGCTTTCTGTGCTAATGGCGGGATCATCCAGCAGCGTGCGGAGGTAGACCTTACAGGCATCCTCGGTTCCATCAGTTCCTTCTGCCATAATAATATTCTCTGCCGCTTCCCATGCTTTTTTATGCGCCGTATCAGTCATTGGCTGGTTCCTTTCTTCTTTTTTAAGATGTTTACAAGCCCGCATATGCAGAAATCAGTCGTGGATTGTATGTATAAACATTCCTGTGTATGACCACGTTTCCGTATCCATGCCCTAAGCTCCTCCACCTCCCTGCGCGCGGCAGAGAGTTCGGGGGATTCGGCGCGGGTGTTCCATGCGGTTTCAGCCTTTCCAATTTCCGTGACAATGGTTGCATCGCATTTTGTGCAATAAGCAAAATCAGTATCGTTAGTTCCGCCTACATTTGCCTCCCCTCCACAAAACGGACACGGCAACAACTCATCAGCGTTTGTCATTTTTGTTCCTTTGCTGAGATTAATTCATCAATGCGGTGCGGGTAAGTCAGCATCTCGTGGAGCATCCAGTTCTCCTTTTTCGTTAGACGCCTTTGCCTTTGCACGACTATTTCCATGTCAGGGTAGCGCTGATTATTACTCTGTGGCCTGCTGTAATGGACTATTGAGAACCCCATCTTTCCGAGCGATGAAAGAATATCTCCGGCGGAAATGATCCGCGCCTGATCTCTTATAGCTTCAAAGTAGAAGCGCTTAATTTCCATCACTTCCCCCTAGTGTTGCTGGCTGGTGAGGGAGGGTGACGATCATGCTGGCGTAGGTATTCTAGGAACAGAATGCTTGTGACATCTTTTCCATCTCCAATCTTCACCATTGTCCTGCTTCCGTCCTGTTGTAATATTGGAAAATACACACCGCCGAGATCATTATATTTCTCATCTTCCATCACGCATCCTTTCCGGCGAGGGCTGGTGGCTTGGGTAGGGGCATCCAGTGGGTAATATATGGCTCATGATAATATGTCCATGTGTCACCCTGTGATTGAATAGAATCACTTCCATCAGCCATTGCAACCCATGTTTTGCGCCGTTCATTCCATCTTATTATTGAATAATCGGCACTGTAAGATTCTGGCTTATATACTCCAAGAACCTCACTACCATCTTTCGGCGCGGTTTCTATCGGTTGCCACTCCAAAGCCTCCCGCATCGCCTTCTCGCGTGATTGTAGGGCTTTATATTTTTCAGCCAACTCCATAACGATGGTAACGGGAGTATGCTCACCAGTGCAAACCCCGTCCTCCTCATTGCAATCCGGGAAGTTCTTTAAATCATCCTTGTAATATGGATAACCAAGCGCCTTGCCTGCGACCTGCTCTGCCTCGCGTAATTCCTTAATATACCCCTGTGAATATCGGTGCAGTTTCTCTTGCAGGGCGCGGATGACTTGCATCATTTCAGGGGCGGCTGCGATAAACTCAGCGGTTCCCCTATCAAGAAAATATACTGCACCACCTTCGCATTCAGGAAGTTTGCCTACATACTTTCCAAAGCATATTGGCTTAATGATGTTCAGGCGTTGATTGCCGGGATGCACACCGGCTATCCAATCACCTGGCGTTCTGGCTTTATCCAATTCCTCCAGCCGCTCAATCTGCTGGTCTAGCGGGTCGGTGGTCATATTATCCCCTGTTTAATTGTTCTACCGGAAATCGCATCTCTAACTTCGCCACACCAATGGCAAATGATGTATGGATCATCACCGTCAAATTCCCATGTGTGTATCTTTCCATCAACCCGCTGGCTTAGTCTGCAGGCATCTATCGTGGTATCTTCTGTGTTCATACCCCCTCCTGAAATGCTTTGATTACTATTTTGGCATCGGTCAAACATTCTTCAATTCGCTCCGGGAATACATCAAAACAGTCACCCCATGTCATTGGCTTGCTATTGCTTGTGGCTGGGTTATTCGCGTAAAGAGCCCTAGCAACCCTCTCCACCACCTCCGGCGATGGCTCTGCTGTAAAGCGCTGGTAGGCGGCTTGGTAGGCTCCCCATTGTCTTTCGGCATCTAGGTAAGGTTCGGGATTGCACCCTCGCTTATCTTGATACCACACCTCAAACGCCTTGCGCATTTTGCTGTCATCGCTCATACGGGCTTGTCCTTTTCTAACTGAGCATCCAGTTTAATTCGTATTTCGGCTATTGGTTTATCCAAGGTTCCATATAGATCAATAATTGAAGCCTGATATGTGCTACCAAATGTTCTGGCATCCCGCACAAGAAATTCCTGTATTACCCCGGTGGCGCGGTGGATTTTGCCATATCCTTTTGATATGATAACTCGCCTGCCCGGAGGGCATGTTCTCTCATTCCAGCGCTTACCATAAAGACGAAGCTCTGATGGTTTATCACCCGATAAGAAGGCATCATAATATATTGCCTTGAGTGGGATAAATAATGGCTTCACAAACTCATCCCTCTTGCTGTTGTATTCGGGTTCGGTCATGGCTTGGCCTTTCTGTTGTATTGTATGCACTCATCCTCCTGATAATGTAGCGGCCCGGTAAGCTCGCTTTTGGTGCATTCCCATTGGTTTTCATTTAGGTTATACGAACTCAAAACTATTGAAACGCATACAATTATTGTGATTAAAATGGCAACTGACAAAATCGCCGCCATTGTTGCTCCGAATCCTTCCATCTATCACTCCTCATCCCCTTGGGGTGGTTTGGGTTCCTTAAAATCTACCGCTGGGTAAAACCAATCCTCCTTTGTGATATGGCCTATGCCTTTTATCAACCCTCCAAAACCCGGTTTATCTAATGCAACTCGGATAGATTTTCCTGTGATTTTGTCCCATGATGAAACTCCCGCTATTTCCATACATCGCCAAATAAAATGGCCAGCATGACTTAGCATCATGTGATGGGAATAGGGTTTTGGTAGATACAGTGAATATCCTCCAAAGCCTTGCCCAGTTCCGCCGTAATCCAGCATTAACCATGCCGTGAGCAGCCCCCTGTCGGCATCATCAATTCTGGCTCTTTCTATGATGGCGTTTTTGATGTGATATTCCGTCATCTCCCCCTCCTTACTCTGCCCGGTGGGCGTTGGGTGTTTCTGGTTGCCCCTGCTTTTTAAGATCAATAGCCGGTTCGTATTCACTAAAGCGGGAGATGGTTTCTTTTATAATATTTAAATAATGGCCATCTGATTTTTTAATCACTGTGCTTTGGAGAATTATATCCATTGCCAGAAATATACAGCCATCACAGATAAATACCATCGGCCCAGCCACCATATATCGGCATTGGTTTTCAACGCCACCACAGAAAGCGCAGCGTTTCATCTCTATAATTTCGCTCATCATCCTCTCCAATCATTCCCCGCGCGGGCGGGTGGGGTTATTTCTTGCCCTTTGCCAAATCTCTATCTTTGGCGCTGAACATCATATTCACACCACTGGAGGCATAGGAAACGCTGCGCGAGGCCATCATATCCATCGTGGCTCCGTAGTTACCTGCGCTCATATTTAGGGTTGAGGAAGCAGCAACACCAACATTGGAGGCCTCTCCGAATGCGTCAAAGTCAGCGCCGAGGAAAATTACCTGCCAGTTTTTGGCTTTGCATCTTTCAACCACCGCCTTAGCTGCCTGCTTATTTAGCTCTTGGCTGGCGTTCTCTTGTCCATCAGTCATAACCACGATAATGGTTTTATCATGGCCTGCTGCATCCGCCATTGACACAATCCGCCCTATGGCATCAAACAATGGTGTTGTGCCACGAGGAGTGGCATCCTCCCTGCTAACTTTCTTCCAGTCCTGTGCAGTGGCGGTGGGACGGATTATATCAAACTGAAACCCCCCCTGCGTATCGAAGGTGGCAAGAGTAACAGATGCTTTAATCGCTTTATCTTTTGCCAGCGTGTCCACATAGGAATTTACAGAAGTCAGAGATTCATCCCAGCGAGGTTCCATAGAGCCAGAGCGGTCTAGCAGGATGTAGGCATTCAGTTCGGTTTTTTTGGCTTTAGTCATAAAATCACTCCTCATTGTTAATCTGGTGGCCGCTGCCGGGGAATGCCTTACACCGTTTGACCAGTGGATGCTCTTTCCCTCAACAGCGACCATAAACTTTATCCCTTTTGTTTTAACATCCTATAACGAACTGATGAAACAAGCGACAGCCCAATGAAGGATACCCCAACCAGGCCGGTAATGATCTCGGAGACCGGGGTGACCATGCTTACCAGCATGATGACCGCCAATGCCCCGATACCCCAGTGGGCACCATGCTCCAGGTAGATGAACTCTTTTAACGTCCCCTGGCGCACCAGATAGACGGTGAGGGAGCGGATGCAGAGGGCGCCGATACCGAGGCCGATCATGATTACCACGATGTCATGGCTCATGGCGAAGGCGCCTATGACCCCATCGAGGGAGAAGCTGGCATCGAGGATTTCGAGGTAGACAAACCCCATGAAGCCTGCCCTGGCGATATTGACCCCATCGATGCTCACCAGCCCCATGATGCCCTTCACTGCCACGTAAATGCCTATACCGATGAGTCCGGATAAAATGGCTACGTAGCGAGCCTCCTCCGGCAACCATGCCTGTACGGTCAAAAGAATGGCCATAGCGGCGAATATCTCCACGGCCTCCATTTTGCCCATCAGGGTCAGTTTCTGCTCTATGGGGCCTATCCAGTGGACCTCCTTGGTGACATCGCAGACGAAGTGCAGGAAGACCATCAGGAGGAACATCCCCCCGAAGGCGGCGATGGGGATATGAGCCTGATGGAGGTGGGCACCATAGGCGGCGCCATCCGATATCGCTAGTGTCCCCACCTCAAGCAGGGATAGACCAGTGGCAACGGAGACGATGACTACCGGGAAGACCAGGCGCATCCCAAACACCGCGATCAGGATGCCCCAGGTGAGGAAGATACGCTGCCAGTGGGGAGGCATCTTCTGTAAGACTGAGGCATTGACCACGGCATTATCGAAGGAGAGGGATATCTCCATGATGCAGAGCAGGGTGATGAGGAGGAGGGTTTCCATGCTATTTATCCTTTGGGTTACAGACCCCTCCGGCCAGGGAAAGGGGAATGCAGGACATCCCCCCATCCTTACCGTCGGAATCGAGGAAACAGACGACATCGTAGTTCTCAGGCTTGCAGATGGCATAGATGCCACTGATGGTGAACTTGCGCTTGAAGTCGCCTTCACCCATTAGAAACCGGACAGTCCCCATCACAATGGCGAGCGTCACGGTACCGATTACAGTTGCCCATATCCACTCTCTCACTTGCTCCACTCCTCAATCTTCTTCGCCAGTGCAGGTGCCCAGCGGTTGACCATGGACTGGATCCACTTGTCATCCAATGCCACCAGCAGGCAGGCAAAGACCAGTAGGGACCCGCGGGAGAGGAACAGCACCCCGAGGATGAGGATAAAACCTACCCAGGTGGATATCTGGGTGAGGCGGTTTAAGATGTATTTCTTCATAGGTTCTCCGAGAATGAGGGGGAGAGGTTTATCCCCTCCCCCGAGTGATTACGCCGCTACCTGAAGACCGTAACGGGTGGCCAGCGCACCCAGTTCACCGGCTTCTGCTTCCCCGATGGCGGTGAAGGTCCAGTCCGTGCCATTGCGGACCAGCTTGCCGAGGGTGAAGGAAGCACCCGCTACATCGAGACCGGACAGCGTGTACTTGGCCAGTTCCACATCGCCCGCCTTATTGACGATACGGATATGGGCGTTGTCCAGATCCTTCAGGCTCTGGCCTTTCTGGGCGGCCTGGTAGATGGAGGCGACAAAGACGATTTCATTGACCGAAGCAGGAACCTTGGTCAGGTCCACATCGATCACTTCATCGTCACCATCTCCGTCACGGTGAGGTTATCGCCGCGGGAAGCGGTGGAACCACAGGCAGAGGTTTTATTGCCGAAGAAGACAAAGTTGCCTTTGCCATTCAGTTTACCGTCGATCAGCAGGAAAGCCGCCAGATCGAGGTCCATGGACTTACCGGACTTCGGATCCCATCCTGCACCGGCAAACACCTAGGTCAGGCCCGGTGCTTTCTTGGTGAGGTCAACGGTTTCGCCTTTGGTCATATTTACAACATCAGTCATGTTAAGCTCCTTAGTAGAATGCTGGCGGCGCCATTTCCTCACCACTGAGCAGGTGACGCTTTCTGGTTAAAGGATTATGAATCTACGGCACTTGGGGGTGTTGACTGTTTTTCGGATTCCCATTTCGGCGCACTTCTCGGAACTGAGATATTTGGATAGATTGATTGGAGGCTTACCCTCAATATTCTTCGCGGTGCGCAAGTAGCCAAGGAATTTGAAAGAAGTAAACCTGGTTTCTCCCATGACCCGGTGGAACTCAATGAACTTTCTAAGGATGCCGTCGAGCTCATCCATGTTTTCCACATAATAAAGCGGGTTATTTTTTGCAATGATCCTGCGTGGGGTGGGAGAAACTTCTTCATAGGATGCCGTTCTCTCCGATTTCTCCAGAATATCCACCAGCCGTTCCAGTGCGGTGGCAATACGCCCCCCCACCTCCAGAATGGCGCTCTTTGGTATAGTCGTACTCACGGGTTGCGGTTTATTCATATGTTCTCCCAATTGTTTTAAGTCGTGAATCATTGCCTTCATAAAAACTCCTTTCTAAGCCTTCGGTTCCTCCGCATCCCCAAACGGGATAGGTTGTTCTGGCGGCAACTCCCGTTGGGGTGCGGCAACCACCGTTTCGGGTGGCTGTTCGGGCGCAGCATATTTGGGGTCTGCGAATTTGGTCTGGAAGCGATCGACCGCGGGGGCTGGGACATCACTGACATCGATGGTCTCTCCCTCGAATTCCTCACGGCTATGCACCAGTCCTTTCAAGACATCCGCGTAGCAATCCCTGAGACAGAAGGCACGGGCCTTGTATTTGCCCATCCGCTCGGGGTGGGTGATCCAGGTAGAGGCCTTTCCCTCCTTCCCGTCATAGGAGGCCCCACGCTTACCCCAGAGGTTGGCGCGCTGGGCATCCTCGATTGAGAAGCGACCAAAACTGGGACGGTCATCTCCCTTGCGCTTGGTCTCGCAGACCCAGGTGTAGTTGGGATTGGGCTTTGACTTATCGGCATCCAGCCACATATCCCCACCCTCGGTATATTCCCGGACGTACTCTGCCTTCCCGCTATTGATGACCAGGGCCAGCTGCGCATCTCCCCAGATGGTGCCTACGCCATTCTGCACGAGGATGGACTGAATCGCCTGGGCAGGCGGCAGCCCTACCTCCATCCCCAGCTGGAGCGCTTGCAGGGCTTTCGCAGTCGCCATCTCAATGATGTTGACGTTGCGGGTGAGATCGGCCGGCAGCCCTTTGGGGGTTTCATAGAAGGCTTTTGGCAGATTGAGGGAGGAAGCCATCTTATTGCAGAATAACCAGGCTTCCTGCATGGTGGTGGGCACAAGGGCCTTAATCTCCGTCCCCGCGCGTACAACGACCTGACCCTTTGCTGGGGGTGCGGGAGGAGGTAACGGGGCTGTAGAGGTAACTTGCGGGCCAATACCATTGATGGGGGATATAGGAATAGGAGTGCCGGGTGCCGACTCCGGGGCAAAGGTGATATTCCCGATGGTTTGAGTGGGGTAATCCTGCACGTAATTACTGCCCCCAGTTACTTTGTAGGAAACATTATCAGGGCCAATAAAATCGACAAAAGGAATATCTCCAGTCCCTCCCTTCTCCACCTCGGGATTCATTCCGGGAGTGATTACTATGTTTGTATCTCCCTTCTTCGGTGATACCGTGGTATCCGTAGGGCGCTTGCTCATAACTTCTCTCCATTAATAGCTTTACACCAGCGGTCTACATATTTGAGTGCGTTTTCTTTTTGTTCTTCGGGTGACCCACCGCACATGTTCCCATGAAGTTTAGCGGCGGCGATCACAAAATCATTCATCGGACTGCAACTGGTAGACTCTACTTTCTCTATCCTCTTACTCATAGGCCTTCCCCTTCTGTGTATTCCTGTTTGATGTGGATGCAGGCGATTCTTTCAGGAGAGGCCGCCTCATCTGCTTCCCGTCTGCTGTCTAAAACAACACTATCCCCACATGAATAGATATTCACCCATGCTTCATATACCCTCTTCTCCGGTATCTTCTCAAGTAGCTTAGCATCGCCCCCACCTCTTAGCATCAATGTCGGGTGTGAGGTATGAAGCAAATTACCCTCAACGTCATAAACATAAATATAGTTAGCATCGCCACTAAAGACATACTGACGTGGAGAATCAAAAGAACTCAGCACCATAAGATATTTCTTTTTTTTACTGTCCTTGCCGATGCAAATATCCCCCGGCTTTAATGTACTGCAATCCATCTCTTCTCTCCTTGTGTCTATTGACGCTCTTTGAGTGTTAAACCATGCATACCCACCGTTGCCCATATTAGTTCGCAAACCCATAAAAGGATGAGAACGACCTGAATCGCTTCTTACTGTCCTTCCAGGGCTGCGTGCCGTACTTCTTCATGCAGGACTGGTAGGTGCCCAGAGCCCTGTCAATATCGTCTGCGGCCCGTTCTAAAGACCCATCACAATCGATCATGGGCAGTTCGATCTCGAAGGGTCTTTGTGCCTCCTGGAAGAGGAAGGGGAAGAAGTCATCCGTAGCCTTCAGGAACTCCTCCACGAACTTCTCACTAAACTCCCCATGTACGGTAGCCAGCCCATCCTTCAGCATCTGGCGCACCACTTTCCGGCCCCGTGTGTAGTGGACCTGCTGTTGGGAGTAGCGATTCCTGCGGATGACCTGCCAGAGGGCATCATCCCCCAGATCTTTAGTGGTTTTGTAGTCCACCGACCATTCCCAGCAAAAGAAGTCATGCTTGGCGCGGCAGCGGATGCCGGTCATGGGATCGTCCCACACCACCACCACCTCGGGGTAACCAAAGCGGGGATCGAACAGGAAGCCCTTGGGGTAGCCTTCGACCTCCAGTTCCCGGACCAGTTCGATCGCCAGCTTCATATCCTGGTAATCAGAGCGCTTCACCATGCGTTTCTCCGGGTGATGGATGCCCCCAGGCACGATGAAGTAATGCTCATGGAATTTCTCCGGCTCCAGCAACAGCAGCGGTTGTATTTGGAGCACTAAAATCACTGTCGATCCACAACAGGAACACGAGTTTCTCTCGGCATGAAGTTGCCATGTTGGTCTCGTAATCTAGTTGACGATGAACTTTAAAACTCTTGCGAATCTTTTTATAGCACTTTGGACTCTGTTCGTTCTTTAGACTGTTCGGACTCATCTCAAACCTCTTTGTCCAGAGAACATTGTACTTATCGGGGTTGATTCTGTAATTGCACATTTCCATCCCGCTCAGTTCGTTGTTGAAGTTCGCGCCTGTATTGTTGGTGTGATTGTCGAAGAAGATTGATTCATCAGGCGTTTGATCTTGTTTGTCTCGTCGACAGACTAACGCCATTCGCACAACCCATGGAACACCTGTCGATGCTAGGGACGTTGATCCTATTGCGCGTATGACCGTATCTACTTTCACTTTATGGAGGTTGATGCGTTGGTAATCTCTAAGTTCAGTAGACGGTTCCGACGTTTCATTCAATGCCAGTTGTGTCAAGTCATATCTGTACAAGGTACGAGTGTTCCACGTGATTGATCGTAGATTGTGGTTGATTCCACACTTCATATGAGTTTTGTTCCAGCGGTCTCCAATTTGGGCGCGCGCCATTTTTTTGGGCATGCGACGCGTGCGTGCAACCCGCTTGCGTTTGAGAAACCGG